AGTAGAGCACCAGAACGTAGAATCTTCTATATTGATGTTGGTAACTTACCTAAGGGTAAAGCCGAAGAATATTTGAAGAATATTATGAGCCAGTATAGAAACAAAATGGTTTATGATGCTAATACTGGTAATGTTAAAGACGATAAGAAACACATGTCAATGTTAGAAGATTTCTTCCTACCACGAAGAGAAGGCGGTAGAGGTACAGAGATCACAACGTTGCCTGGTGGCGAAAATCTTGGTCAAATAGATGATATTCTATACTTCCAAAAGAAACTTTATAAGTCTTTAAATGTACCTTCACAGAGATTAGAGACAGATAACCAATTTAGTCTTGGTCGTGCTACAGAGATTTCTAGAGAAGAAGTCAAATTTAAGAAGTTTATCGATCGTCTAAGAAAGCGATTTAGCGATATATTCATGCAGCTACTTAAAACCCAGCTTCTCCTTAAAGGTATTATCACTCGAGATGATTGGGATACATGGAAAGAATCAATCGCCTTTGACTTTATTGAAGATAACTACTTTGCAGAATTAAAAGAAGCTGAAATCTGGAGAGAAAGATTTGATATGCTATCAACTGTTGATGAATATGTTGGTAAATATGTATCATATGAATGGATTAGAAAGCATGTACTAAAACAATCTGATGAAGACATAAAAGAACTAAAAGCTCAGATTGCGGACGAAGTGAAAAGTGGCGAAATTGAAGTAGATGACGAAGATTTTTAGTCTTGACATCTAATTTTTTATAAATATATAAACGAGGAATAAAAATGTCTATAGAACAAATGATTAATGATTTGAAAAGTGGCGATAATGTTGCCGCTGGCAGAAACTTTAACAGTGTAATGGCTGATAAGTTGACCGCAGCTCTAGATGCAAAGAAGATTGAAGTAGCTTCTACATTGCAAGATAGAGCAAAATCACAAGAGGAAGAATAGTGATTACCTTTGCAGATCTACAGGAAAAGCTAAAGCTACAGCGCGGTGAAAAGGTTGTAAAGACCTTTAAATCGCCAAAGAAAAAGAAGGATATAACCATTACTAGTATTGGCAAGGGTTTTATGCTTTACTATGATGGACAAGCTGTAGACGATTCTGTATATGATTCTGTAAAGGATGCGGAAACTTCAGCTAAACAATTAATGAAAATGCTGGAGAGATAAAAATGAAACTAATTGCAGAATATATAGAAACCGATCTTAATGTTATTACTGAAGAAAAAGGTGGTAAAAAATCATTAGTGATCGAAGGTGTTTTCATGCAAGCCGATTCTAAAAATAGAAATGGTCGCATATATGAAAAGACTATTTTAGAAAATGCTGTTAATAAATACATTAAAGAACAAGTAAAGACTGGTAGAGCAGTTGGTGAATTGAATCACCCTGCAGGACCGACTATCAATCTTGACAAAGTTTCACATAAGATTACTGAACTCCGTTGGGACGGAAGTAATGTTATAGGAAAAGCATCAATACTTAAGACTCCAATGGGAAAAATTGTAGAAGGTTTACTAGAAGGGGGTGTTAAGCTTGGTGTATCAAGTCGTGGTATGGGAAGCCTTGTGCAGAAGAACGGCGCGCAACATGTTGGTAAAGATTTTATGCTATCAACCGTTGACATTGTTCAAGATCCTTCTGCTCCTGAAGCCTTTGTAAATGGCATCATGGAAGGAGTAGACTGGGTGTGGAATAATGGTGTCTTAGTCGCACAAGATATTGAATCAATTGAGACTGAAATTAAAGAAGCTAGAAACATGGCAGCCCCTGAGGTTGAAATGCGAGCATTCAAGAATTTCCTCTCTAAATTAAACTCTAAAATATAGGAGACTGTTATGTCAATCGACGAAGTAAAACTCGAAGATGTAGCTACTGAAGAGCAGATTCAAGAAGAGACTGAAGAGCTCGTTGAAAATTTAGACGAGGCAGAAGTTGAACTAGAAGAAGCTAAGGTTAAGGAAGAGGAAGAAGTTGAAGAAGACGACGATGAAGAAGAAGTAGAAGTCGAAGTCGAAGCTGTCCAAGTTCCTAAAACTAAAGCTGGTGTAATCCAGGCTGCAGTAGAGATGTTGAAGAAAGCCCGTAAAGAAGATGCACAAAAGTTATTTGCTAAAATGACTAAGCTAGACGAAAAAGAGGACCTAGGCGACGAGGAAGAAGAGTCAATTAAGTCCGTAGAAAAAGCTGCTAAAGCTGTAGGTAAAGCTAAGGTTGAATCTGTTGATTTTGATGAAGACCTAGATGCTTTAATACAAGAAGAAGCTACTCTTTCTGAAAATTTCCGAGGAAAGGCTGGAGCCATTTTCGAAGCTGTATTAACCTCTAAGCTTGCTCAAGAAGTTGAGAGATTAGAAGGTGAATATGTGCAAAATCTAGAAGAAGAAGTATCAGAAATTCAAACCTCACTTGTTGAAAAAGTAGATTCTTACATGAACTATGTAGTTGAAACTTGGATGCAAGACAATGAAGTTGCAGTTGAAACTGGTCTACGTACCGAAATCGCTGAAGAATTTATGGCTTCTCTACAAAGCGTATTTGTAGAACACTACATTGAAGTTCCTGAAGGTAAAGTAGACTTGGTAGATGATCTATCTGAACAAGTTGCTGAACTAGAAGAAAGCCTCAATAAATCAACAGAAGACAATATTCAATTACATCAGTCTGTACAGGATTTCCAACGTGCAGAAATCGTAAGAGAACATGCTTCTGGCCTAGCTACTACTGAAGCTGAAAAACTATCTTCTCTTGTTGAAGACATTGATTTTGACGACGCTGAATCTTTCGAAATGAAAGTAAAAGTTGTTAAAGAATCATACTTCAAGTCAGAAGCTATGAACTCAGTTGATGAAGCTGATAGCTTATTAGGCGAAGATAATCAACAAGTTGATTTATCCGATTCTATGGCTAGATACACTCAAGCAATCAAAAATTTTAACAAGTAAACATATTACCTAAAGGGGAATTAAAAATGTTTCAATCCGATTTAAATCTAATGGAAAAGTGGAGCCCAGTACTAAAAGCTGAAGGCGCACCTACCATCGAAGACAAATATAAAGAAGGCGTAACTGCTCGTCTTTTAGAAAACCAAGAACAATCTATGCGAAGCGATTCGGTATCTATGTCAGGTAACTTCCTTTCAGAAGCTAATACTGCTGCTTCTGGTGGAGTAGGTACTGAAAATAGTGCTGTTGATCCTGTTCTTATTTCACTAGTACGTCGTGCTATGCCTAACCTAATTGCTTATGATATCGCTGGCGTACAGCCAATGACTGGTCCTACTGGCCTTATCTTCGCAATGAAAGCACGTTATGCTGGTACTGACGGCGCGGTTGTTGATACTACTGACGCTGAAGCACTAGGTCTAGACGAGCCAAACACTGCATACGCTGGTGCTGCCTCAGGTGACCTTGGCGTCTCAACATTAGCAAACGATCCATTCGCAGGTGATACCTCTACGGACGATGATGCAGATGATACTGATACTGTTGATGAATACGCTCCAGGTACTGGTTTGTCTACTGCGGCCGGTGAAGCTTTAGCTGGCGCAACTGGTGCTGGTAGTATTCCACAAATGGGATTCACTATCGAGCGCACTGCTGTAGAAGCTAAAACACGTGCACTTAAAGCTGAGTACTCAATGGAATTGGCTCAAGACCTTAAAGCTGTACACGGTCTAGACGCTGAGTCTGAGTTGGCTAACATCCTTTCTTCTGAAATTCTTGCTGAAATCAACCGTGAAGTTGTTCGTACTGTTAACCTAAGTGCTAAAGTACGTGTAAACGAAGCAGGCACGGCAGCACCAATCTTTGACCTTGATAGTTCAGACGGTCGTTGGATGGCTGAAAAAGCTAAGTCACTTCTTTTAGAAATCGAAAAGCAAGCTAATGCAATTGCAATTGCAACTCGTCGTGGTAAAGGTAACTACGTTATCTGTGCTGCTAACATTGCATCTCTATTGGCTGCTTCTGGTGATCTTAACTACTCAGGTGCTGGTTCACTGAACGTAGATCCTACTGGTAATACTTTCGCTGGTACTCTTGGTTCTGGTATCAAAGTATACGTAGATCCATATGCAGGTGTTGACTATGTAACTGTCGGCTACCGCGGTTCAAACCCATACGACGCTGGTCTATTCTACTGCCCATATGTACCTTTACAAATGGTTAAAGCAGTTGGTGAGAACGACTTCCAGCCGCGTATCGGATTTAAGACTCGTTACGGTATGGTTGCTAACCCATTCACTAGCCTTGCTGCTGGTGCAAACGTTTACTTCCGCAAGTTCAAAGTATCGAACATTAACGGTGACGTTAACCCAGGAAGCTAATAGTTAATTAATAACTATAATATTAAGGGATCCTTCGGGGTCCCTTTTTATTGCCTATAAATAGTATTGAGAACATAAAAGGTATAAATAGTATTATGACCACATTAACTTCGAATAAAAACTTTCTATCACCGATTGGCTTTCAGCTAGTAATCAATAGAAACAAATTTGCTAATATTGAATACTTCTGCACTGGTGTTACTTTACCATCTATAGATGTGGGTGTAAGTCCTACCCCGTATCGTGGCTTGGCAGCTGCGGTAAGTGGTGATAGGCTTACCTTTTCTGATCTTAGCATTACATTCAATGTGACGGAAGATATGGAAAACTATATTGAAACTTTTAACTGGATGCACGATTCTATTGGAAAGGAAAACGTAGAGGCCGATGCTGAGTTGCTAATATTTAATAGCCATAACAACGTTTCAAAGCGAATTAAGTTTAACGGAATTTTTCCAACGTCGTTAGATAGCTTAGATTTTAATACACAAAATGAGTCATTAGAATACTTACAAGCCACAGTATCGTTTAAGTACACAAACTTTGAAATAAAATAACAGTGTACATTTGAGTTTACCTATGTTATAATAGGTATACATATAAGTACAACATGAGAATATTATGAACAATTTAGAATCGATTATTGAAATGTGGAAGAAAGACTCTGTTATAGATGAAATGAATCTTGGTGATGCATCCCGTGAATCTGCTAAACTTCACAGCAAATATCTAGAACTATACTCCATAAACAAACTAAAACTTAAAAAATTAGACCTTGACTTTAAGGTGCTTCTACGTGATAAGTTCATGCACTACAATGGTAAGCTATCACAAGAAGAACTATCAAGTAAGGGCTGGAGTCCTGACCCACTAAATGGTCTTACAGTTCTAAAAGGCGATATGGATAAATGGTACGATTCAGATCCATTGATTCAAGAGCATCAAGCTAAAATGCAATACACCCAAGAGCTTGTAGATACACTTAAAGAAATAATGGATAACATTAAGTGGCGACACCAGTCTATTAAGAATGCTATTGACTGGCACAAATTTACGAGTGGCGTATGACCCTTATAGATAATATAGAGAAAAAGAATGGACGATGGCATTCTTTAACTCAGTTTAAAGACTTTATTAAAGAGAACTCAAAAGAGAAGATAAAGCATTTTGATGGCGTTACTTTAACGACTAATAAATATACCTATAGACTATGTGATGGAATCATAACTTGGACCAACTAGTAATCACAAAGAAGAACGAAGTTTTTCTGCACATTCAAACCGAACCTAGTATAGAAATGGAGCTATCCGAACATTTCTGCTTCTTTGTTCCTGGCTATAAATTTATGCCAGCATATAAGAATAGAATGTGGGACGGCAAGATAAGACTGTTCGACCAAAGAAAGAAAACTTTATACTGTGGTCTATACAAATATCTTAAAGAATTTGCTGATGCTAGACAATATGAGATTGTAGTAGAGAACTCAGCATTTGGTAGACCAGACGCTATACAAAAGATTGAAACATCTTACATTACAGATGGATTAACCCTTACTGCTGGTGGACAAAAGATTGAGCCACGTGATTACCAATTAGCAGCATTAGAGCATGCACTCTCAAATAAGAAATCATTATTGCTTTCACCTACGGCATCTGGTAAATCATTGATCATTTATATGGCGATGAGAGCCTTCTTAGATTCTAGTGATTTAAATGTACTACTGATCGTACCTACTACATCGTTGGTAGAACAGATGTACTCAGACTTTGCGGACTATTCACAATATGACGAGTGGAGCGCCGAAGAGAATTGCCATAAGATCTACTCTGGTCGAGAGAAGTATAACTTACAGCAACGAGTTATTATTACCACTTGGCAATCAATCTATAAAGAACGAGCTCCATGGTTCCAAAATTATGGAATGGTAATCGGCGATGAGGCACATAACTTTAAAGCGAAGTCGCTCACTGCCATCTTAGAAAAGTGTGTTAATGCAGAATATAGGATGGGAACTACTGGTACACTTGATGGAACGCAAACCCACCAGCTAGTACTCGAAGGTTTGTTTGGACCAGTCCATAAAGTAACCACAACTAAGAAACTCATTGACGATAAAGCACTAGCAGACTTGCAGATAGACGTACTGCTACTAAAATATAAAGATGAGATCTGTAGAGAAGTCGTAAAGAAAGATTACCAGGCTGAGATGGATTTCATCGTTAAATATGAACCACGGAATAACTTTATATCAAACTTGGCTATGGATCTAGAGGGTAACACCCTGGTCTTATTCCAATACGTAGATAAACATGGTAAGCCATTGCACAATATGCTAAGAGAACGATTTGATGCTTTACCAAGAAACGAGAGGAAATTATTTTATGTCTCAGGTGAAACCGATGTGGACACAAGGGAAGAGATTCGAGCGATTACGGAGACCCAAGATAATGCGATCATTGTTGCTAGTATGGGCACTTTTTCTACTGGTATCAATATTAAGCGTCTACACAATATCATATTTGCTTCACCGAGTAAGTCGCAAATTAGGGTTCTTCAGAGTATCGGACGAGGTTTAAGAAAGTCTGCTGATGGTAGAGCAACTAAGGTATTTGATATAGCAGATGATCTCCATTGGAAGTCTAAGAAGAACTACACACTTAATCATGCTGCTGAACGAATTAAAATATACGCAAAGGAAAAATTCAAATACAAACTTTATGACGTAAAAATCTAAGGCATATATAATATTATGGAAACTGGACAAATAAGACAATTCAAACTTCTTAATGGCGATGACATTATCGCTGTATTAGTTGCAAAGAACGCTGAGAGCTACATAGTCGAAAGTCCACTTGCTCTTGTCAATAACGTAACTGGAAACTACCATCTCACCAAATGGTTTCCACTTTCTCCACAAAAAAGCTTTAAGCTACTCCATAGTAGAATAGTACAACATGTGCCAGTTCATGAAGAAATTGCCGAAGCGTACGTTGAAGAAATAGTTAACGATCGGAGCAAGGCTCCTCTCGTACAAACGTATCAAGAATTAATTGACGATCTAATTGAAATCAACCGTGACATTACTGATAATGATGATGATGACGATGAACCTGAGCTCACACCTAAGACTACAACTATTCATTAAGAATTATAGTATACCCCTACCCTCCCCGGTAACAACTATATTATATCATACTTTCTCACAAATGTACACCCTTTTGACAAAATAAATGCAAAATAAATTAATTGCAAATAATTGTTTACTTTTACGCTTAACTGTGTTATAATAGACATAATTATGGAGAAGACCAATGACATCAAAAGCTAAGCAACGACCACATTACGTAGACAACAAGAAATTCTCTCTAGCAGTTGTCGAATACGTAGAAACAGTAAATGCAGCTAGAGAAGCTGATAGTGAAATACCTAAGGTAACAGATTACATCGCAACCTGCTTTATGAAAATATCAGAAGGCCTGTCTCACAGACCGAACTTTGTTCGGTATACTTATCGTGAAGAGATGGTAATGGATGCGGTTGAGAATTGTCTAAGAGCTATCGGCAACTACAATATTGAAACAGCTACTCGCACCGGCCGACCTAACGCATTTAGTTACTTTACTCAGATTTGCTACTTTGCCTTTATCCGTAGAATCACAAAGGAAAAGAAACAACAAGATATTAAGTTTCGATTCATTGAACGTATGGGTGTAGAAGACTTTGTAGCTATGGGTATGGATAGCGATGGCGCTGAACAGACTGCAGCTTATGTTGATACACTTAGACAAAGAATCTCTCAAGTTAAGACTAAGGATGCGGCTATTAAAGAATTTGCTAAAGTAGAGAAAGCACAAGCAGAAAAACTAGAACTATTCATGGTGTAATATGAAAGTAGCTATTTTAAATGACACTCATTGTGGTGTCAGAAACTCATCAGATATATTCTTAAAGTACCAAGAAAGATTCTATGAAGAGGTGTTCTTTCCTTATTTAAAAGAGCATGACATTAAGAATATTTTACACTTAGGAGATTACTATGAGCACAGGAAATTCGTCAATTTTAAAGCTCTCAATCAAAATCGCAAACATTTTCTTGAGCCTATGCGGAATGCTGGTATTACTATGGATATCATCCCTGGTAATCATGATGTGTATTTCAAAAATACTAACGAGCTGTGTAGCCTCAAAGAGCTGCTCGGCTATTTTACTTCAAATGTCAACATACATATGGAGCCTACAGTAATTGATTATGATGGATTAGGCGTTGCAGTAATCCCTTGGATCAATAATGCTAACTATAAAGAATACGTAGACTTTGCTATGAACTGTGAAGCTTCTATTCTTGGCGCTCATTTGGAACTAAAAGGTTTTGATATGATGGCAGGTATACCAAATCCACACGGTATGAATGCTGATATCTTTAATCGCTTTGAAATGGTACTCTCTGGCCATTTCCATACTAAATCACACCAAGAGAACGTACATTATCTAGGTAGTCAGATGGAATTTACTTGGGCAGATGTTGATGATCCAAAGTACTTCCATATTTTAGATACAGAAACTCGTGAGATTACTCCAGTGCGTAATCCAATTACTATGTTTAAGAAAATAATCTATGACGATAAGGCAACTGATTATACTACGGTTGACGTCTCTCAGTATGAGCAAAAGTTCATTAAACTTATCGTTATAAATAAAAATGACTTGTATATGTTTGACCAGTTTGTTGATCGTTTACAAAGCATTGAAACATACGAACTTAAGATTGCAGAGTCGTTTGAAGAGTATCTAGGTGAAAGCGTAGAAGACGAAAAGGTCTCACTAGAAGATACCACCACTCTATTAGATTCTTATGTTGAAGCAGTCGAAACAGATCTAGATAAAGATCACTTGAAAATTGAATTAAGAAAACTATATACCGAAGCACAAAACCTTGAGGTTGTATGATACATTTTAAATCATGTAAGTGGAAGAACTTTCTATCCACGGGCACTGACCCAATTGAAATTAGATTAGACAAATCACCAACGACTCTTATTGTAGGCCAAAATGGAGCAGGTAAATCTACTTTACTAGATGCTTTATCTTTTGGCCTTTTTGGTAAGTCTCATCGCGACATTGGTAAGAACCAGCTAATTAATAGTATTAATAAGAAAGGCACTGAAGTCGAAGTAGAGTTTGATATTGGCAACTCACAGTTTAAGATTATACGTGGCATTAAGCCAAGTAAGTTTGAAATATGGCAGAACGGCAATCAAATTAATCAAGCATCTAACGCTAGGGATTTCCAAAAGTTCTTAGAAACAAACATTCTTAAACTAAACCATAAGAGTTTCCACCAGGTAGTTGTACTAGGTAGTAGCTCATTCATTCCCTTTATGCAATTACCTGCTTGGTCTCGTAGAGCTGTTATTGAAGATCTATTGGATATCAATATCTTTAGTAAAATGAATGCTCTGCTAAAAGAGCGCAACTCTAAGATTAAAGACGAACTTACGGATATCAACCACAATATTGATATTCTAAATACTCGTATGGAATCACAAAGTAAGTACATCAAGAGTTTAGAGTCTCTTAATAAAGAACAGATCGAAGGTAAGAGAGAATCTATTGAAGCATATAAGCAATCAATAGATGAGACCTTTAAAGAATCCCAAGCCCTTGGTAAGAATCTAACGACGCTTATTGGCCAAGAGGAAAAAAATCACAAAACCTTTATGGAACGTATGACCGAAGTTCGGTCTGCTGAGAAAGGGTTGAATGATAACATAAAGTCTCTTGTCAAAGAGGCTAGGTTCTACGAGGACAACGACAATTGCCCTACATGCGACCAAGAAATCGATGCAAAAATAAAGTCCGATAAATTATCTAGCATCAAAACATCTGCAGCCGATGTCCAACAAACTCTTCTAAATTTATCACGGGAGGTGACAACCACTGAGAAAGAGGGTCAACAGATATCTAACAATCTGAACCAACTGAGACAACGGCAACAGAAGATTAATTCCAATAACGAGAAGATCTCTTTGCTACAACAAGAGATCGACAAAGTTCAAAAGGACATTAATCAGTTAACATCTCAAACTGGAGACACTAGTAAAGCTAAAACGGAGCTGTCAGCGTATCGACAATCCAAACAGGCCATTACTGAGAAGAAGCTAGAATATGTAGAAGAACGAACCTATAATGAAGTTATTGGTGAGATGCTGAAGGATACTGGTATCAAAACGAAGGTAATCAAACAATATCTTCCGGTTATGAATAGGTTAATCAATAACTATCTACAGATTCTAGACTTCTTTGTTGCTTTCCATTTAGATGAAAACTTCAATGAAACAATCAGATCGCGCCATAGAGATTCATTTAACTATGCGTCATTCTCTGAGGGTGAAAAGCAACGCATTGATTTAGCGTTACTATTCACCTGGCGCCAGGTTGCTAAAATGAAAAATAGCGCAGCAACAAATCTTCTCATTCTTGATGAAACATTCGATAGTAGTTTAGATAATGATGGTATTGACAACCTAACCAAAATTCTACAAACACTAGAAAATGGTACAAACGTCTTCATCATATCACATAAGGGTGATATCCTAGAGAATAAATTCAGATCTAAAATTGAGTTCTTTAAATCTAAAAACTTCTCAAAGATTGCTTAAGGAAAGCGTAATGAAATTCAAAGACTATGATTTTTTTATTACTGAAGACGGAATTGAATTTGACGATGAGCTGTGTATTAAAGATATGCAGCTTAGCGTTGGAGAAACTTTTGTAGTGACTCGTGATCCAGATGGTCGTGTTATTTTGCGTAGATACGAAAAGGTAGCGAATAAACATGCATACGGCCCCAGCTAGCTTCAAGCCTTATAACTTTTAGTTATACATATATTCACAAATGGTATAAGAAACATATGTACCAGCATGCTTCTTTGTGTTATAATAGTACCATATTAAAGGAGAAGTTATGATTCAGTATCAAAATTCAATGTTACCTAAGCTACTGGCTAAAGAGAATATCAGTATTCAACATGGTAACTATCAGACTGCTTGGTTCGATATCAAGAACAGAACTCTTGGTCTTCCATTATGGAAGGATATGAGCAAAGACGAATACGATCTTCTAGTTGGCCACGAAGTTGGTCATGCACTTGAAACACCATATGAAGGTTGGCACGATAGCAAAGAGAAACTAGAAGGTTGTCCTCGTTCATACATTAACGTCATCGAAGATGCTCGTATTGAAAGAAAAATCCAGAGTCGTTACCCTGGCCTAGTTGGTTGTTTCTCACGCGGTTACAAGAAGTTATTCGACAAAGGCTTCTTTGGCGATATCTCACAGTATGATTGGAACGAAATCAAACTAATTGATAAGATCAATCTAAAAGCTAAGATTGGTCCATTACTAGATGTTCCATTCACTAAGGAAGAAAAGGTATACTTTGATCGTGCTATCACGACCGATACTTTTGAAGACGTGGTTGAGCTAGTACGCGATATTTTAGCTTATACCAAAGAGAATGAGCCTGAGTTGCTAGATATTCCAGAACAAGAAGCAGCTCAAGAAGAGACTACACAAGAAGAAACAAATGCAGAAGTAGAAGCTACTGACGAAGAGTTAGAAGAACTATTTGGTAAATCACCAAAGGTATCAGATAAAGATGCAGAAGATGGCGAAGAGGAAGAAGCAGAAAGTTCAGCGGGTGACGAAGAGTCATCAGAAGAAAATGATTCAGAGTCTACCAACGAAGCATCACCTACTCCAGAGTACGATGAAGATACTTCTATTACAGACGAGATGTTCCGAAGTAAAGAAGGCGAACTTGTTGATACTGATGAAAGTGGTAAACAACCACTAGTTATTGCAAACTTTGATAAAACTCTTGCAAAACACGCTATAATCGATTTTAACGAGTTGATGGACCAACGTGCAAAAACTGTAAGCGAAAGCAAGTACTATATGGACATGATGGAAAAATGGAACAATCCAAAGTGGGGATTCAAGAAGTACATTAAAGATACTAAAAAGTCTGTACAGGTTATGGTGCGAGAGTTTGAGATGCGTAAAGCAGCATATCAGTATTCAAGAGCTACCACAGCTAAGACTGGTGCTATTGACGTAAACAAACTTTGGTCGTACAGAACTAACGACGATATCTTCTTAAAGCAAACTAAATTGGCTGATGCTAAAGATCACGGAATGGTCATGCTGATCGATTATTCTGGCTCGATGTCATCTTCTATGAAGTACGTTATGGACCAGGTAATTCACACTGTTCTATTCTGTAAAGCAGTATCTATTCCATTCGAAGTATATGGATTCACTTCAACTAATGAAAACTTTGATGCGATATGGCACAGAGATAATCCACTACATGTGCCAGCTGGCCACGTAGATTTAGATGGCGTTTGTGTTACTCAGTTGATTCACTCAGGGCAAAAGAAGGCAGACTTCGAAGCTGCACTGCAGTGGTTATATGCTAGAACTAAATCACAATACTGGGACGACACTCCAAAGGGTAGAGCAGAAGACTGGGGTTCTACTCCGTTGATTCAAGCACTTATGGTATGTGACACTGTTTTAAAGAAATTCAAATCACGTTATGCTGTACAGAAACTAAACTTCGTAACATTTACTGATGGCGATGCTAATAGAATCCAATGTCATGGACACTTTGATGCTAAATCTGAATT